TTGTTGAGAGTCTTGATGTCTGCCAATGCAACGGTTGAAGGCGAATGACCCCAGATGCTGCCTGAGGTTTTGAGCCAACGTGGAATAAACGCGGGCATCTCATAATAACCGCCTTCTTCTCCGAGAAGCACGGCGTCATCAGTGAGTATGTACCTGAAACCCCAGGGTCGAAGGTTCGGGGCTTTGACACCTTCACCTTCTTCAACTCCGTCACGCGGGTAGATGACAAACAAGACCCCCATGCGATCATCAGGATGTCCGAGCTTTGCGGCGATGCGGTCTGGGATTTCATCGAACTTGTCCTTTATCTGTACAGCAGTCCACTCAAGCTTACGGTAGAAATATTTGACACGGCCGCGATGGTCGATTTCGAAGAAGCACTCCTTGATCGGTATCGAGGAGAAGTCAAGCCCCTGCCATTCGGTTTGAGATACTTCCTCTTCCACAATGACCGAGGTGCCGTATGATACGAGATCGATATACGTCTCATTCACTTCGAGATTAAAATCGCTATCTTGGAGTGCCTGGAAACAGGTTATGGAACATTTGTCAAGCCACTCCTTAGCAGTCTTGTTAAGATTAAGTTCCTTGTCACGGAAAATAAGATTGAACCATTGGGTAACAGGTGATGTGAGTGAACCATGGAGGCTAGCGCTGAGAGTCTGAGCGCTGGTAACCGCCGTACTATCAAAGATTAAAGCACGCTCCCATTCTACCTGGTGTTCAGACTTATCATCTCGAAAGAACTTGCCTCGGAATGGCACGACGAAATTCTCAATCTCTTCCCATGTAGACTCAACAGTGCGACGGGAGGCCTGCACGCGTTCATACCGTTTGATCAGCTCTGAGTTAGTATAGTTCATGATACAGCTCTTTTCGTTTTGAACTTCTTAGTTTTGTGGGTGGGTGGGTCCAACATAATAGCTGCATAACGAAACGCGTCCGCCGCATGGCTTGCCCAGTCATGAACGGGAACGGCTTTAATAACACGTCTGATGTCGTCGTACTCTGCATGGTATGCCTTTAGCGCCTCAATACCGTAGTGGCATTTATCTTCATCAAAATAACACATACCAAGCAAATTCCGAACAGCATTAATCCCATCAGCGACAGGTAATTGTGGCACCACAGTTGCGTGCACACCGAGGTCATGCAAGGTATCTATACGAGCTTTACCTGTACTGAGTTCGCGGACATTGACATCGTGTGGTAGATAATGCTCGCCATATTTATAAGGCTTTGAGCGCAGGTGATCCACATAGTGGTCAAGCCCCACACCGGAGGACTCGTAAAAGTCAATCACACGTATCTCAAAACCTATTTGCTGAAAGAACCATATACTGGTGGCATCACCAATACCCAGGTCCCATGCCGTGTGAACCTGCAAGCCCGTATCATATGGTACCCGGGTTATACGCCCCTCTTTATTTATACGGTTAAACTCCCTGGCATAATAAGCCCCGACCAGTGGGGAGTCAAAGCTACAGTAAAATTCCTGTTCGATCATAGCCTCTGGCATGCCACTGTCACGCTCCTCCTGTATTATCTCCTCAGAAATTACGCCGGTATTACCGACAGTAAGTATCTCATGATACCACTTAGGGTTTTTCTTGGCGAAATTATATAGCTCATAGCCATGGTTCTTGCCGCGGGGGGTATAGATAAATATAGCCCAGCCCCCGTTTTCTGCCAGGATAGGACGTATATAGTCCCAGGCCCGGGGGTTAGCAAGGGCATATTCAGAGAACACGACACCGACCGGGTTAGCACCCACCAGGGAGTCAAAGTTATCACTGCCCACACATTGCCACAGGGAGCCACACTTTAACTCAATACGCATCTCAGTCTGGTTAGTCTTAGTACGTACGGCCTCTGGGAACACCTGGTCAATAACTCGATCACCCCTGGCGTCAATGTTATCCCACACTATCTTACGAACCTGCTTTGCTGTGGGGGCTAAGTGCCAGTATACGCCCTTACGAATGTGAGCCTGTACGCTAGTAAAGTTAAGGGAAGTGGAGTCTTTACCGGCTCTGCGGTGCCAAACTGCTACTGCACGCTTCCCGCCATTGGCCATATAGTCCCAAAGGGGCTCCTGGTGTTTTCTTACGCCCCAGTTATTAGGGATTGATATGTTGACATCTTCCATGATAGGTTTTTTAGGCTCCTAAAATAGTAGGGTTTAGTGATCTTGTAAATGGGTTTCTGAGCCCTTCTCAACTTTTATTGGATATGTCTTCGATCCACGCCCATGACGATTTCGCCCCCACGGGGGTCATTTACTCTTTTTTTCATCGAGCCGTCCATCCGTCACAACCGTAACATTAAACGTCGGAGCTGCTGCCTCTACTGTCTCGCCGAACTTCGCACGCTTACGCAGATACAAAGGCAACAGCTTCTCATTCCCATCCAATGCCATCGACAATCCTTTGCTGAATAGCCGTTGATCAATCGATCCCACAGCTTTGATTGCGTGCTTCATGTAGGTACGTTCGATGACGCCTCGCTTCTTGCCTGTTACAGCAACGATCTCATTGATTGAACGTCCGATGGCCAACATTGTCGTGACCTGCTTCAATATCCGAGCGTTGGGTTTTTTCCTTCGGGAGCGGCGTTCAGGGGCGACGGTTTTGGCAGGTGCTACTCGATTGGCTTTCGGCATGTAATGTTCTCCTTTGTTCTTATGCTGTTCTTGTGTTGTCCCATTCTTAACAATAATCTCCTCTGCTGTCAACTCATTTTGCGATGAAATGTACGTACCCCAATGATTACATACACTTACCGCCTCCCCAAGATACACGCTGGTACGTACATATACGTCACTTAGCGCATACGAGAATACGCAACCTCTATCTATACATATATATACATATATTATGGACACATACACACACATTTGTGCACACACCCCCACATCCGCGCCCACCGCTAAGCATATGATATTAATCATTCTTTCACATTCGCAACGCATACCCATCACATTTCTGTCTGTATGCGCTAAAATAATTTCCTATTCCTATTGACATTCCCATCACCCGTTCTTACATATCCATTATCAACAACACAAAAAAGGAAAATACAATGACAATGACATATGATGAAGCGATTGACGAGACATTCACACAGGCTGAGGCCCGTCGTGAGATTGATTTACATGATGGCAGTGGCTTTGATCAATTCATCATAGACTGTGGCGATCATGAAACATATTCTGGCGCTGACATTCTGGGCTGGCTCGGGTATTGACATCACATAAATAATTTCCTATTCCTATTGACATATCTCAGCAGCCACATTACATATCCATTATCAACAACGCAAACAAGGAAAACATTATGTACATCGTCAAGGAACACGATTACGAAATTAACGAAAGCAGCGTGTACCCCACATTGTTCAAAACCATCGCTGATGCGCAAATCGCAATCAACGCGACACACATTGATGGCTGGGACATCGAATTCCATGACAACGCGTATCGTGACGTCAACGATCATACCCCCGTGGATTTCACGCCGATGTCAGGCGATGCGCTCGAATTAAATCATGATGACGTTTTGATTTATGAAATCGTGGAGGTATCGTGATGACAACATATTCATTCGCATTCGTCAGCGCTGGCGCGATGATCACATTCAGCGGGCTATTTATTTCACCCTTACAAGGATTTACGTTATGAACGCCATCACCCAAGCATTTCGCACAATCGCCCTCGAGCGTGCGCAACATCATTTTGACAACAACCCTGACGCCCGCGACCACATCACGATACAGCAATTGAACGCGCTTGCTGACGACGCAGAGCAATATTATTGTTCAAACATTAAACGCGGTTTTCACAGCAAGGCGTCATATGACGGCATGATGCGGCATATCGATAATAAATTGGGAAAACTTTAGATCACCTGTTGACATCTCTCAGCAGCCACATTATATATCCATTATCGAAACACAAAACAAAACCTGGAGAACAAAATGAAACGCGCTGACATCACAAACGCACATAAATCCCTGCGCGATAAGGGCTATAAATACACCCTCGCTGTCGGTATCATGCAGGATCAACGCGTCACCAATATTTCCGTGCATAGTTGCAAGGATAAACGGGAAGCTCGTCGCATTGCCAAACACCTTGGCGCAACACCATATAACTTTTGAGGTTCAGCATGAGAACGCTTGTACTCGTCAACGCCACCACCATCATATTCTTTGCGTGGCATATCATCAAAAACATTCAGCTTGTGGGGCTATCATGAACAATATCAACCGAGCATTTCGTCAAGCCGTCTTTGATCGCGCATCCGTGCTCGTTACCGATGACGACATTTCGATTGGAAAATTGAACGAGGTCGCTGATCGTGCTGAGGGCTACTATTGCTCGTCGGTCAATCGCGGCAGGGGCAATAGCGCCATATGGCGCGATATGATGCGCTACATCGACAGCGAATTGAAAAAACTTTAGATCGCCTATTGACATATCCGACGGCCATTCTTATATTCCAATCATCGAAACACAAACACAAACCTGGAGCAAACAAATGACCATCTCAATTATCCACAACAAAACATCTCGCATTATGAACAGCGTCGAAAAGGTTACCGAGGACGACAAGCAATATTACCGCGTCGTCGGCCAGAAAAAACTCTTCGCCGCCAGGAATTGGACGAAGGCGACGAAACGTCAGCTCGCGCAGAATATCCATGAAGTGATTGACGACAAGCCAAAATCCATAAAGCCGAAGGCGAAGAAATCAAAGGAAAGCGCCAAGGTAGTGGGCCTCGTGCTCAAGGAGTTGCTGCCTGATGATATGACGCCTCGCGCTGCTCGCGTTATCCTGCGCAAGGAATTCGGTGCTGGCGAATGGCAAAATCACACCGTCGAAGAAATCACTGCCGCATTGACAGCAGCGTAACTGACGAGGGCTCATTGCCCGAAACGTGCCAACGATACGGCACGTCTTACGCAATCTCAATTGGGAGAATAAAATGACCTACGTCGTTATCGACACGAAAATCGGCCGCCATCGCGTGCTGTTCTTCGCCCGCCCGCTCGCCGTGCAATACATCAATCACCTAGTCAGCGACGACTGTGGCGAATTGATTAAGCCCATGCGAATGACCGCTAGCGATTTCACCGACCCGAATTCGGGCATCATATATAACATCGAGGAATTTGGATTATGATCTATGCACGCATTGCCATGATATTGTTTATCTCGTTGCTCGTGTTCGCATTCGGCAACGCCATTCACCTCAGCCCTAATTGGACATTCGCATGGGGCGCATTGATCATCAGCGCCAGTATGTGGGCAACAGCATGAACCGCTCGAAGGCCTCACAGCTTACGCTGCTACAGCAATTCGATGAGCATGTTGTTGAGCATTCGCAGCTTCATTTCTTCGAAGGTAAATCGCGCAAACTCAGGCTCATGACAAAACGCGGTTGGCTTGAGGAGGTGACATCGCTGCAGCCGAATTGCCGCGCGTATCGCATCACGCTCAAGGGCCGCATGAAGCTAGCGGATCATGACCTCGTTTAGCTGTTGTTGTAGGAGTATGCTTCGCCGGTCGATCGCTCTGCTTTTGACTCGCGTTGCTTCTTGGCTTTCATCAAGATTTTCTTCTTATTTTTACGCACCGTCACGCGCAACTTGCCAGCACGCTCGATGATATTCAATCGCTTCATTGATCGCTCGACCTCATCAGGGCTGCGGCCATCGACCTCAGCTTGCTTCATCAATTGCTCGTGTGTCATGCCCTTGCCGTTAAGCGATGACTTCACAAAATCGTCCATCTCCTTACGATGATCCGTCGCCTCATTTTGATTGACCGCCGCACGCGACATGCCCTCAATATCAATGTTTTCGATCTTGCCCCAATCAACGCTTAGGTCTTTGTTCGTGTAATATGACATCGGCAAGCTGTCGCTTCGCGCGCCCTCATTCATTTTCGTTGTTACCCAATATTTTTTGTCCTCATCATTCGGGTCCTGAATGACAGCGCTTTGAGCACGTACAACGCCGGTCATGCCGACAACGCCGCCGCCTCGATACAGCACCGCGTTCTCGCTGTTCTTCGTCCAGTGCCGCGTGAATATGCCGGTAATCTTCATTTCTCGGCACATACGCTGCAGCATGTTGAGCCAATTCGGCGCTTCCTTGCCGCGGTTGAAATCAATATCACCTGCGAATTGCAACAGCGGGTCGATAATCAATATGTTGGTGTCATATGCGACGAGCTGATCTTTAAGCCAATCAACGTATCGCTGCTCATCGAGGTGTAGCGTTTCTTCGCTGCCGCTCGCGTTAAGTAATTTTATTCGATCCATGTCCGCGCCGCACGCGATTAATCGGGGTACGAACGAATTCTCCAGATGGCCCTCGGTTTGTATCACGAGTATATTCAATCGACCGTGTCCTCCGCGCGTGCCCATGCGTCGGCCGCTGCTGAAGTCAGATATCAGTCGTATGATCAATGACGATTTGCCCACGCCTGTCGCGCCCTCGAGGAATGTTATTTCATGCAACGGTATCCGATAATCAATCAGCCATTCCTGCTTGCCCGGTCGCACGCGCCCTGCAGATACGATGGACAATCCGACAGGCCCCGTTTCTTCAATGCCCTCGAGATTTCGATCAACATCCGCCTCCAGCTCCTCAGGCCGGCTATCCTGGAATTTGTTCCACACAGAGTCAGTTAGCAAAGCGATAATGTTTTCCCTGTTAATACCGTATTCGAATAAAGACCTGCACAAAAATCTTAGTCGTGAGCTTCTATCTTCTTCTTTCTTCAGGGATTTCAAACCCACCATGTGGATAATTCTCTCAGGTACGCCCTTGCTCCGGCATAACGACATCGCCTTATTTCTCGAGGCCTTGTCAGCTACCACAACTATTTTGAAGTCGCTGATCGGTCGAGGACGTTTGTTAAACATAAGGAGTCGCACGCGCGGGTACCGCGTACCGACCTGATATTTCTTTTTGAAATTTGTGGTGCCGGGTATACGCAGCAACTTCGCCATCGCCCCGCCGCCGCCATCGCCCGCCTCTAACTGATTGAGTTTCTGATTGACGGGGCCGACCTCCATGGTAGTATGAACGTCGTCGAGTAACCACATTGCTTGTGACGATTTCGGCGACGTGCGCCAGTAAACGCTAGCAGGGTATGTCAAATCTTTGTTGTGATCCAGGTCCGACCACATCCAGCATGTTGGCATCATGCGGTCTTTCAGTCGGCGTTCGTCCATGAAGGGTGATGGGCAAAAGAATAAGTGATGCCGTTCGATATGTTCCTTGATGAACAATCTTACCTTGTTACGGCCAATGGGCCACTTAAATATGGCCTGCCTCATTCGCTTGTGGCCAGGTATTTGATATGCTAGAAAGAAATGCGCGCCGTCGGCGGGTTTATTCATCGACCACACTTGCATGATAAATTCATGCGGTTTTAATTTTCTCATTAATTTGATCCATTACACGATTGCATTCAGTGACGGGAATAATCCAGACGTATTCATCAACCCGAATACCATTAATCTCACCGTTTCTCAGGTGTCTGAGTACTTTCGCATAACTCCACCCTAATTGTTTCGCCAGCCATCGTGGCGAATGGTATTTAGTTTCCATTTTTACCTCAAGATTATTTTCGTTGACAAGGATAATGATGATATTCTAATATTAATCTATTGTCAAATCACTTAAACCTGGAGTATCTCTAGATGATCATTGTTGAAGGGCCAGACGGCTCAGGCAAGTCGACGCTTGCACAATCGTTAGGCGCGTCACTGAAATGGGAAGTATATCATGGCGGTGGTCCGCCTCTAAATCTTGACGAAGTCGACGACCGACTAAAGCATATGGCATCGCGCATACATGATGACGTGATATTCGACCGGTGCACGGTCATCAGCGAACAGCTATATGGCCCGCTATATCGCCAGGTCGATCACATCAAAAACAAGAAGCAGCTGATGAAGTACGTCTACGCGTGCGGCGTCGTCGTTATATACTGCAGGCCGAAGGTACTTGCAGTTCCTGTTATGCGTGATGGTGAAGACCGTGCTCACCATCTCAAGACAATCGCCAAGCAAGCCGTCACACAGCAAGCCTATGACGATTTCTTTTCGGTTCACCCACATTACCGATATGATTTCCGCAACAGCTCTAATATGTGGATTAACTATATGCTAAGCATCGGAGAGACACGTGGTTAACGTGAACGATATCGACGACGACAAAATCCCTGAGGCCACCAACCAGTCGGAGGCCATGATGCAAATCTTCGTCCGCCAGCACGAGTTGATGCTGAGGTACCACACCATTGAAAAACAAAATGGCTTCAGCTCATGGATGCCTCAGACAATCTCTCTTGATTTGGCTGGCCATCAACTCAAGTTAAAGGAAATGGCCTGGCGTGTCACCGAGGAACTTGCCGAGGCCATGGAGGCTAACATCGAAGGGAACCAAACCCATTTCTATGAGGAGGTCGCCGACGCGTATCATTTTCTGGTGGAACTTAACCTGCTGTCTGGTGTATCACCTGCTGACATTATGCGCGAGATTGGTAATTACCCGACCGAAATCATTCATGACGATTGCTGGGCAACTGTGTATTACCTCGGCCTCGCAATGAATTGCTTGAAGAACAAGCCCTGGAAAACCACACAGATGATGACTGACAAGAATAAATACCGGTCACTCGTCATCATGTCGAACTTGTCATTCTTGCGGTGGCTCTCTAAGTATATTGATTATTCGGAGCTTCATGCCATTTACTTCAAGAAATCTGAAGTTAACAAGTTCCGGCAGGGGTCAAACTATTGAAAAGCCTTAAGAAGCGATATATCGAGTTCGCTTGGCATCTCACTGGCCATCTACCTACTGGCTATGCTAGTAATCGGAAAATAATCCGGAATTACGGCTGGCGAACGGTACTCGACGATACGCTTCAGCTGACTGACGTAGGCTATGCCGAGAAGGGCAATAAAATAACCAGCCTCAAGCGTCACTACATAAATGAAGAAGCTTACGGTTTTGCGATCAAGGAATGGCACAGCATCGTGGAGAAAGGTAAATACAATTCGACAGCATGCCACACCTATGGCCACGTCAAGAAGAACACGAAGCAGACATTCTGCATACAATCGATGGTGTTCACATTGCTTGAGGGTGAACCAAGCATCGATATATATTACCGCACAAGTGAGCTGTACAAGAAGTTTGTTGCTGACGTTATATTCGTGCGGGATGTTGTGCTGCCTGATTTTGGCCTCGAAGGTGTGGAGGTTAATTTCCATTTTTCTAACATGACCGTTCACCCGATGCATAGCCTGGCGCTAATAGCTCTAACGCCAAGGGCCTATGAAAGAGAGCTATTCATGCTCGAGTTGAAAGACCCAAAATTTTACAAGTACCTTGTGAAATGTTTCAACCAGTATGTGGAATATGACGGGCCATATGCTAACGGTCGGAATATCGGTATCGCATTCCACACTGTGGCGGGCAAATATGCCAAGAGAATAAAGAAGGATTTTGAAAAACGATTGGAGGCATTATGAGGAAGATACTCGAAGTCAAGCAAGGCAAGCCGGGTCAATTCAAAGCCAAAGCTTATGGCCTGAAACACCTGCAAATCAGTGAGCTCAAAAGGCTCAGTAATTTTCTAGACACATTAAAGGACGGCATCAATGAGAATATTTCAAAACTACAAGCAGGCAATCTCGGAAATTCGGCGGGATCTGAAGGAGATGGGTATACCCCACCACACGGAGACCTATCAAAATCTCCGAGTGAATGACACCCGCGACGACACCCGAGAATTGTCAAGCTACATCTATACGGTGACTGAACCCGACCTCAATGACCTCAACCCCATGCAGCCATGGGCCGATGCCGAATGGGGGGAACGATTGATGGCTTTCTTCGGCACCAACCATTTTGTAAACCCTGGCGAAGCTTGGAAGCACCGTCGGGAATTGTGGGAACCGATGCTTAATGAGTACGGCAAGATGGATTATACCTACAACGAGCGGCTAGCTCGGGACAACCAGGTAAACAACGTGATTGATCGGTTGATGGTAGACCCTGGTAGTCGTCAACTCGTCGTTTCTATGTGGGATACGGAAGATACCCACTTCTTCGGCATCCAGCGAACGCCATGTTCCATTGACTACACCTTTTCATATCGCGACAGCCAACTCAACATGGAGTACCGTATGCGCTCGTGCGACTTCGGTGAGCACTTTGAAAATGATTTGTGGCTGGCTCGTAAGCTACAGCTCTGGGTTGCTGATAGAACTGGTATGAAGGCTGGACACTTCATCCACTCGGTTAAGTCGTTGCACGTTTATAACAAAGATGTGGAGAATGTTTTTTGAGGCTCGAAATCTGGGACCACGACAGTAAATATATTAAGGTGTGGATCAACCAGTATTACGAGTTCCAACTCCTTCTCCCCGGCGACGCTCGAACATTAGCGCTACAGCTACGAAAGCTAGCTGCTCAAGTAGAGCGTAACCGAAATTCTCAATCGATGATCGTAAAAGTCAGGAAACGAAATGCGAATAAGCAGACCACAGATGTATATGCAGATCGCCGAGATAATAGCTCGAAGGTCAACATGCAACCGAGGAAACGTCGGCGCAATAATCATAGAAAATAAGAACATTGTCAGCATGGGCTATAACGGCCCAGCCGCTGGCGAAGCACATTGCGGCGATCAATGCGACATGACGCAGGGCTGTACGCGCAGCACGCATGCTGAGATGAATGCAATAAGTAAGGCACCGCCTCAGCGAGGTAGTCGGGATTTATATATTACACTGTCTCCCTGTCTATCCTGTTGTAAAACCTTGGCGTTCGACCATGACATTGACCAGATATTTTTCAAGGAAGAATATCGGGATATCTCAGGCTTAGAGCTAGTCTCCGAGGAGTGTATAGAAGTCTACCAGATAATACCCAATGGGATAATATTTGATTGGAAAAATAATGTTGTGGTCGATAGTCACACCCTCTACCGAACATAAGGCTTTCGCCGACATTGCCAAGTCTGGGTTAGTGTCGCTCGATACTGAGACGTCGGGTCTTAATCCCTACAAGCCGGGTAGTTGGATCACCAGTATCGGCATTGGCACGCGTAACCACAACTGGTGTTTCCCGATGAACCACCAGGAGTCACCCATTTTTGAAAACTTCGAGGAGCAGAAGCGACTTACCACACGGATATACCGAGCAATCGAGAAAAAGAAAGTGGTTGCGCAGGGCGGGAAGTTCGATTTAAAATGGTTGAAGCATCACTTCGGTATGTGGTTCCCGATGTCATTCGACACACTACTCGCCCACTATAATCTTGACGAGAACGACAAGCACGATCTGACGCATTTGGCTATGAAGTACTGTGGACTGGAGGACGACTATGATATCCCGCTCAAAGAAAAACACGGCTTCGGTGATCTGGAAACACATTGCAAGTATCTTGCTCAGGACATATACTATACCCGTAAGCTTGCTTTCATCTTTAAGCGGATGCTTGCCGAAGACCCTCAGACTGAGGCAATCTATAACAACATTACCCTCCCAGCCTCATGGCTCTATGCTAGAGTGGAACACCGAGGTATCTACGTCGATCAGAAAAAGCTTCAACGCCAACGACGTTATTGGGAGAGGGCCAGAGACAAGGCATTTAAGCGACTCACTCGCTTATGCCCTAGCGACAACAAATGGAAAGACAAAAAAACTAAAGAGTGGAAGTACGGTGTCAACTGGAATTCGCCCAAGCAAGTCGCTGAGATACTCTTCGATAAACTCGGACTTAAGTCGATCAAAGAAACGGGAACCGGGGCTAGATCAACAGACGAGTCCGTCCTTCTTAGGCTTGGACCTAAGCACAAAGTCCCCCAGCTCATACTTGATCATCGAGCGGCAGAAAAAAATCTCGGAACCTTCATCAATCGCTGGATTGAGGAGTCTTGGGATGGCAGAATACACCCGAGCTTTAAAATCCATGGAACTGTCACGGGAAGACCCAGTTGCACTGACCCCAACCTTCAGCAAACCCCGAGAGACCCTAAATTACGGGGCTGCTATACAGCACCACCGGGGTATACTCTCATTGCAGCCGATTACTCTCAAATCGAGCTTCGAATTATCGCGCACGTTTCAAAGGACCCCGCCCTACTATTTGCATACCAGACTGGTCAAGATATACACACTAAAACCGTCCAAAACATTATCGGTATACCTAATCCAACCAAAGAGGAGCGGAAAAGGGGGAAGGCAATTAACTTTGGTTTCATCTATGGAATGGGATGGCCAAAGTTCGTAGACTACGGCCGCGACAATTACCAGGTAGAGTTCACATCCGCTGAGGCACGCACAATTCGAACGCGTTTCTTCTTGGAATATAACGGCTTACCGCCATGGCATAAGCGAATGAGGCGGTTTGCTAGGAACCAAGGTTACGTGAGGAACCTGGTGGGAAGGTTGCGTCGATTACCTGACGCGCAAATGTCCAACGAGCGACATGGCAAATGCCAGAACGCATTACGTCAAGCAATCAACGCCCCAATTCAAGGTTTCGGTAGTGATCTTACAATTACCGCGGCACTTGATATTGACCTCAAAGTAAAGCATTGCGATATTGTGGGTACTGTCCATGATGAGATACTTATGGAAGTTCCAAACGGTAGAGTAATGGAGGTTGCCACACAGGTTAAAGAAATCATGGAAGGGTATCGTATCCTACGTGGTATGGGTGCAGACCTGTCAATACCGATTATCGCTGAGGTATCTCAAGGACCATGGGGCGACAACAAGGAAATTAAATTTGACAATTAACAACCTGATGTTTATATTAGACGTATTAACTTAACCTGGAGAATTCAAATGGATATATCGATGTACAACAAGGCCGAGGTATTGGCCGCTCTTTTTAATGGTGCCCGCCACGGTCAAAGCCTAGCGGCCCTCGCTGCTGCAGCTCAACCCGAGAAGATGACTTTACAAGAAGCGAATGAGTTGCTTCAAAAAGGTCACTACTTCGACTATGTTCGGGGCCGGTCCATGAAAATTAATTTGGGGGGTGACGGCAAAAAGTTCAAGACTATGCTGTATAACCGGGACAACGGGATACATGCTGCTGAGTGTATTATCTCCGCCCTGGAAAAAGCCGATGGCTGACTTCCTAGTTACGGCGTTCGAACGTCAGACTGACCACAAGGGTAGGCAGTCCCCCGGGCGCGCATTGTTCACCAACATTCACAATGACACAGACCGCCTGACTCTTCTCCATTACTTGCTGGAGCGGGATGCTCACGTGGTGATGATCCTGGAACTAACGCCCAGAGAAGCCACATCACTTATGAACAAGGCCAATCAAATTGGAGGATGGGCATAATGTATAGCGTCTCTCAGTCAAAACTAAGGTCATGGCGAACTTGTCACCGGCAGTTCTATTATAAGCATATCATGAATATCATGAAGAAGAAGAAGTCGACACCGCTGGTACGGGGCACGATCATTCATGAGATGCTCGAGGCGAATATTGACACCGGCGCCGCCGCCGCGCGCAAAGTGCTCAAGGCTCACAAAAAGAAAATTGGCAAGATTATGGAGGGTGATGATTTCTACGGTGTCTTAGACGAAATTGAAATTCTCATGGACGGCTACTTCGATTACTACAAACCCGACCCGCTGAAGTACATCAAGCATCAGGGTAAAAAATCAGAATTTGAATTTGAAATCAAGCTGGCACCCGGCATCATGCTCAAGGGCAAAGTTGATAGCGCTGCCCGGTCGCAAGATAAATTGGTGTGGCTCGTAGAGCACAAATCCCATAAACAGATACCGATATCAGAGTTCAAATTCACCGACGCGCAATCGGGGTTATATACCCTAGCGATGCCTGAGGTGGGACTACCAAAGCCCGACGGCGTGTGCTGGGACTATATCAAAACAAACTCGCCGAAGAAACCTGAAGTTCTGAAGAGCGGGGAACTGTCAAAGAAAAAATCAATCAACACAACCTGGCCGGTTTACCTCTCAGCGATTGAGGAAGAAGACCTTGACCCATCAGATTACGAGGATGTGAGGGAACATCTTGACGGTAAAGAGGCTGATTTCTACATCCGCGTGTTCCTCCCAATTAGCGAGACCTTCATTAATAATCTCAAGGATGAGGCTATCATGACGGCTCGTGAAATGGAGAAACGTGCTGGTGTCGACCGCACCAGATCACTCGGTCAACATTGCTCATGGTGCGACATGCGCGACCTCTGTCAAGCCAGTCTACTCGGCCTTGATGAGTCATTCATACTCGCCAGAAACTATATGGAGAACGATTATGGCAAGACGAACGAAGAAAAAGCCAAGCAGCCGAAGCGGGGGATCAGACTACCGAAAAATAAAGGACAAGATCGTGGCAGTAAAAAGTCTCGAACCTGAATTAACGGTGGCCTTGTATGGCAAAGCCGGTACGGGTAAAACCACACTGGCTTCAACATTCCCGGGTCCGACGCTATTTCTCGACTGCGCTGAGCGGGGCACAGACAGCATACGGGACACCGATGCTGATGTTATACGCGCAGAAACCTATGAGGACCTAGAGGATGCTTACTGGTTTCTCAAGAAATCTAAGCATCGATACAAGACTGTGGTAGTTGATACTATGTCGCAGGCTCAGGACTTGGCCATCAGGCAACTGAAGGAAGTTGAACCCGGCGCGCTTGGTAACTGGGGCACCATGCGCCAGCAGGACTGGGGTACTGTTTCCACACAGTTGAAGACCTTTATACTGACCATGCGTAACTTGCCTATGAACGTAATTTTTATCGCCCATGATCGCACGTTCGGGGGTGGTGATGAAGATGAAGAAGATGGTACTGCGATTGCACCGACAGTGGGGCCTCGCCTCATGCCAAGTGTCTCGACAGTACTCGAAGGCGCCGTTTCGATTATTGGTAACACTTACATCCGTGAGCGTATCGTGTCGAAGCGCGTAAAGGGGCAGAAGAAACCAAAGAAAGTGAAGAGGATAGAATATTGCCTTCGCATTGGTCCTAATGCCACTTACTCGACCAAGATCAGGAAGCCGAAGAAGATCGTACTTCCTGACCAATTGATCGATCCATCCTATGAAAAAATCATAGGTCTTATAACTAGCTAGGAGAAAGAGCAATGACTCGTAAGAAGAAAAAAGCTAAAGGCGTTAAGGTCGATTTCGGCGGTGTCAAAGGTTCAAACCGGCCCGCGGAAGGTGACTACCTAATCAAACCTGTGGTGATCACTGAAGAAGAAGGCACTAAGGGTCCATATTTCTCGTGGGAATATGAAATCACTGCCGGTGAACATGAAGGTGCCACACTGTATAACAACACGTCGCTATCGCCGAAGGCGCTGTTCAACTTGAAAACAATCCTGGAAGCCCATGGTGTTGAAGTACCGGATGGCCCCATGGATCTCGACCTAGAAGCGTTAATTGACGACTGCGAACCTGCCGGTTGTATGGTTATCCATGAAACTTGGGAAGGTAAGAAGCGTGCCAAAATCGCAGATATCTTCCCCGCTGACGAAGCCGAACTGATTGATGGCGATGGTGACGACGGTGACGACGGTGACGACATGGTCGAAGTTGACGTCAGCAAACTGGACATTGACGGGTTAGAAGACGTTATCGAAGAATATGACGTCGAACTCGACCTCGATGACTTCAAGGGCATCAAGAAGAAACGCCTTGCAGTGAAAGAAGCGCTGGAAGCACTCGCCGAAGAAGAAGGCGATGATGATGGTGATGATGATGACAGTGACGGTGATGACGAAGAAACCTACACCGCTGACGACATCAACGACATGAAGAGCAAGGCTCTCGATGAAATTATCGAAGAGCATGACTTGGAAGTCGACACCAGCGAGAAGCTTCGTAAGAAGCGGAAGTCGGTGATCAAAGCCCTCGAAGAAGAAGGCCTGATCGAAGACGACGACGATGACTGAGGTATCGCAATAAGGTATCTCTATAGTCTCTAGTTAGAACGGGGTGTCAGACACGTATCGAGGTTCGTTCCCGCTGCATACGTGATGCGAAATTTCCTCTCCAGGTTATTCGCCCAACTTGATACCCCGTTCGCCATAGGAGAATACAATGTCCCAAACGCTTAAGGCGGAAAACACTTTGTCTGACCATGACCGCATTTCCACAATGACTGACACGATCCGAGTGAAGAATGCTATGATCGCAGAACTCACTAACAGGCTTGAAACTTCCGAGGCCGAGGTAACCGCTAGCGCTGACAGGCCAGGCATGCTCAGGCGCATTAGTGAACTCGACAAGTCACTGAAAGAAAAAACCGCGACTGCCGACGCGTACATCGAACGCACAGGGGAACTCAACTCTGAGGCCACCGAGCATAAGGCAGCAATGAACCTTGCGCTCAAAAGGGTTCAAGATTTGCTGGAAGAAAAGACCACATTAGGCAATCAAGTAAGAATGTTTGAGCAGTCTAGCCGTGAAGCCAATGATCAAATACCACTGCTCGAATTGGAAATTGCTAACGCCAACGACGAGATAGCAGAGCTCAACAAGCGGCCTGACTATCAGCAAGATGTTATCCAACTCGAGAAGACTCTCGAAAGGCTTAACGCTCAATACGGCAAAGTCGTTATCCTCACTCTAAAACTGGCAGAGAAACTTGTCGAAACAGACTGAGACAAAGTACCAAAAAGAAATTCGAAAGGCCATCGAGCGTGAGTGGCCACACTGTTTCGGTTTCAAGGTTCACGGGTCAGGCTTCCAACGTGTGGGATTGCCTGACCTTTTGTTTTGCATCAACGGCATATATGTGGCAGTCGAAGTCAAGACCCATCGCAGGGGCTCTACCACATCTGGTGTACAACGCTCAGTGTTAAAGCTCATACGGAGAGCCGGCGGCGTCGCTATCGTGTCACGATCACCAGAAAATGCCATACGGAAAATAAGGAAACGTCTTGGGAAGATTACTCAAAACCAAACTCATGGGCCATCAGCGCAAAGGCGCCAGTCTCTTCCTGAAGCACAAGAGCGTGGCGTTCTTCTGGGAGCCGGGAACTGGGAAGACGCTCGGCGTTCTCGCGGCCATCGTAAGGCTAGCTTCAAAAGGGTCAATTAAACGGATACTCGTTGCAGGCCCGAAGACTGCGCGAACCGTCTGGTCTCGACAGTTGATTGAACACGTCAGAATTGACCGTATACCGATATATGCATTGATCGATCCCAGCGCATCCCAGATCAACGCCATCAAAAATGATGATATAACCCTAATATCGGTGTCACACAGGCGTTTGTCAGCGATCCTGGATACATTCGGTGACGACTATTTCGACATGATTGTCATCGATGAGTCGCAGCGTATTAAGAAGCATAACACTCAGCAATCAAAGGTTGCATATGAGCTGGGAAAATACGCTGAATACAAGTGTATCTTGTCGGGTACGCCGTTGGATAAAAGCGAACTTGACCTATGGGCACAGTATCGATTTCTCGACGACAGTATCTTCGGACACAACTGGTTCAAGTTCATTAAGAGGTATTGTCATCAGATCGACATCGGTCATACGAGAATACCGAAGCTGAAAAACGCGTATAAGAAATGGATTATTGATCAGGTCAAACACATTACGATGGCTGTCAAGAGACGCGACGTACTTGATCTACCGCCTGTGGTTGATGGTATCATAGATTTCGAGTTGAGGGGTAAAGCAAAGAAAGCTTACAAACAGATGGAGGAAGAATTCCTCATTGAGTTCGGTGACCACACTAGTACAAGTGAGATGACAGTGACTGCCATGTTGCGACTGCAGCAATTGACTGGCGGTTTTTTTAAGACTGATGACGATGACACCATACAACTCGAGCAAGACAAACTCAACGCGTTCCTCGATCATTTCGAAGATATGCCAGATCAGAAGGTTGTAATCTTCGCACAATACACAGCCGAGATAGATATCCTGCACGAGGCGATATTGAGATTTACCACTGTGGAAATACTTGATGGGCGAACCAAGGATCGAACGATATGGGAAACATTCCAAGACGAGCATGACCCGCGAGTTATCATCGTTCAAACTCAGATGGGCGTGGGCATTGATTTATTCAAGGCAAGTCTCGCATATTTTTACTCCGGTAGTTTTAGCTACATCGATTACAGACAATGCCGTGATCGACTCGACAGAAAGGGTCAATTAAACAAGATTCTCTTTATTCATTTATTAGCTCAATTCACTATTGACATGCACAGGTATAATGTCTTAAAGATAAAAGGTGATCTAGCTGATCATGTATTTAATCAACTCAAAAAAGGAAAGACAATGGCTAAGAAAGAGAAAGCAGCTAAGGGCGAAAAGAAAGCCAAGGGCAAATCGAACCTCCCCGAATTTGTGAAACCGAAATACGGTATTCCCGAACTCGCAGAAGAACTGGGTGTTGAACCGTCAGTATGTCGCCAGAAACTCCGTGCCGGTGGCTATGAAAAAGAAGGTCGCGCTTGGGACTTCGGATCCGCCAAGGAAATGAAAAACACCGCCAAGGACCTGGCGTCGAAGACCAAGAAAAAGAAAAAAGACGAAGACGACGACTGATCCATTTCGTCGTTAAGTGGAGTGGGGTCGGGTGCGTACGCCCGGCCTCATTTTTAACCTGGAGACTAATAATGAGAGATCTTAAAAGCGGTGACCGAGTCAGGGTGTATCTACATATGTTGACCCATGACTTTGAAGGCTACGTCTCACGAGTCGCTGACCGGCGATACGGGAACTACGACATTATAATCGTCACCGGTCTGAAACTCACTAACGTCCCCATCAGATTTCTGGAGAGAATAAGATGAAGATGCTTATCGTAGTTAATCAAACAGATAACCAAAACATAACAGTCTCAAAGGTAGGTAATATCGTAAGGCTGTCAAATGGTCAGAGTCACCATACTGAGTTTGACCGCGTCGAAGTAAAGAAGCTCTACAATTGGCTTCGAGATTATTTGGCGGAGACTCGGTGATGATGCACAACATCAAGAATTACATCTACCTGGGGCTAAGTGTTGTAGTCATGGCCTCGTCATTGATGTCCTGCAATATGGGCGGCGCGCTGATGTTAATCGGCGTGGGGCTATTCCTCAGCATGTTCGTATTCGTTTATGACCGGCTTGAATGGAATTTATATCTCACGAAACTCGAGCTAGAGCACTGGCAGAGAAGGGACCATCATCATGCCGGATGATTTCGAAGAACTCAAGGAAGCGATAAGTGAACATTTCCGAGGAGACAAAGAGATAAATTCATATTATCTGTCTCTGTTAACGACTCTCAAGTTTAAGGACCATAGCTCGGAAGCTAATGAGATATCAGCTGAGATGGTTGACCTACTGAACAGGCGAAAGTCTAGTAGTACCGCAACTCAAATCGGCGCGATCTCCTCAGTGATGGCGATGGTCTTGACCGTGGGTTTCAAAACTGAACCGAGCGAACTTAAGTATATACTGCCAGCGGTATTCAAATTAACCGACATGATCATAAAACAGCAACTATCGGAGAAGAGGGATGCAAACAACAAGCATAAGGCAGATTGAGCTCGAGCATGAGGTTCGAGAACTTAAGCGTGAGAATTATGACCTCAGGATGCTCGCGTCAATCCGACCAGGCCCATTCAAAATCCAGGACGCAGCCCCGACGACGCCGGTGATGAGTGATAGCCAGGATCAATGGAACCTCCACAGGAATGCGAGTGTAGAACTATGCACTCAGGGGGACTCTGATACTTACACCGGAATCCGATTGTGGGGCGTTGATAAGCGCGGTCGGAAACTACAGCTTAATAACTTTGTTTCATACCCGGTGATTGCTGCGGAGAACAACCACGGTAGTCTTGAGAAACTATTGGAGAGCATACTCAACGATTTCGTTCGGGCTCTCTACGTTGAATGGGGGAAGTACAGATGAACAAGAAAAGGCCATACCACACTGATCGTGCATTGGATGCCCTCCTACTCGGGGAGGCTATTAAGTTCTGGCTTAAATCGGCCGTTATACTAGGGGCCGGCATTCTCATTCTTTACTGGTTTGGGTGACTCAATACTCACGTCAAAACAGATAACGCAAATTACCAGGTAGTCAGCCATCAACTGATTAGCTGGTTTTTTTGTGGGCAGTATTTCGAGTTGCTCACAACCGGTAGTCAAAGTGAAGACTAGGGATATAATAAACAAAGGCTTCATTTCTTTACTCGACCGTTTTTCTTAAGCGTGTCTTCATCGCTATGCGCTGAGGTAGGTTAAGAAGAAGTTTTCCAGCAAGCTCACCTCAGCATCACTTAATTTGCGATTATACAATAGCGACGCATAAATCTTGGCTTCAACTGGTAGTTTCTCCTGGACTCTACCGTGACCAATACCGTAGAATAACGCCGAGTCGTTCTGTGTGGTATTGCTATTGAACGGATTAGCGTCAACTCTAGCGTGGCCGTTGATTTTAACAAAAGAACCGTCAGGGTTATCGTCATCATTATCCGTCGCATAAGTTATGATTTTTGCAGATGCCGGGTCATTATCCCAGGGCCCAGTAATTAGGAAGGAAGAGTCTACACGATTAGGCCCACCGCCGGCCCATCTCCGTGTCACACGAATTCCGTCGTCCCTAGCCCATATATTTATACCCACCTCACCAGCCTCCCCAGATGATAATAACACACCGGCGTTAGTTGAAGCTGGTAACCCTATAACGATCACCGCAGTAAACGTTGATGCTCGCCATTGTAGCTGCTCATTAAAAGTTGTTCTAGCAGACCACCTACATTCAGCGTCCACGCCACCCGGCGCAAAAAACTTGGACACGTCTCGACCACTGTCGGGGGCTACGCCTACCGGGTCGATCCACTCATCAGTACTACCTTCAGTATAGATAAGACTGCCGTCACCGGCTAGATCGATGAAGTTCCTGTTCAAGGCATCCCAACTCTGGTACACGCCACAGTCGATATACTCGACAAGGCCGTCAGTGACTGGCGGTAATACAGGTTCTTCGGGTCCAGACCCCTCTAAGATTGGTATGCTCCCGAGATATATCTGGCTCAATTCAGCCGCGCCCAGGTGGGCTTTGCCTACATCGTTGGCTCCAAATTTAATCGGCATAATCTCTCCTTAGCTATCGATGAGGTATAAGGTATTAACGTCAGGCACAAGGCCGTCATAGTCGACCTGAGATATCTGCACCATATTGATCACTTGGCCAGCTCCGGGGTCGACCACAGTGGGGTCACTGTTAACCTTAACGGCATCAAGCGCTATAATAGCATTAGAGTTAACAGTGATATCTCCGGCATTGGTCAAAATGTTACTGGCGTTTGTAGTGATGTTCCCAGTGTTGGTGTCTATCTGCGCAGCGTTCGCAACGGTCACGGCATCAAGTTCTTCGAGATTATCTTGCACATTTGTAGCGACGCCTGCGACGCTGGAGGGGTCGAACGTGATCAACGACGCATTGTAATCATCAGCGACGCTTACGACGTCACCTATGCGACCAAAGACGCTAGTGACGGCGCCCGGTGTACCACCACCGCCAGAACCGCCAATACCAGCGGCGGCATTGAGGTTGAATACCTTGGCTTGCAAGGGGTCAGAAAGATCGGTGGCGGTGTTAATAGAAGCTACTGCGTATAGCGGGCCAAATGAGTCCTGTAATGCCTGCGGTATAACCAAGCTACTAAGGTCATTAAACACCTCGTCCTTAGCTTCTTCAAGTGTGCCATAGGTATTTTGACCGTATAGCATACCGCCAATGCCGGGGACAATACCGAAGAAATATTGGATGGTTGATACACTAGGACCGCCGGGGACAGACTCGGGGGCGGGGCCTACGCCCGCCGGGTCATAGTTCTCTGCATCGACTAAAGTTGTTAAAGTGCCTTGGATGGTACCGTCGCCCGTGAAGTAATAGAAGTCTAGTGCGGCGATTGGCGGTATGACCAGCTCATTGGGGTTTGAAGAGTCAGTGAGATGATTAATGCCCAGGCTGAAATATTCGCCGCCGCTATGGCCGAAGGTAAGATCAGCGTTAGGTACTGGGGTAAAGCCGCGCGTCAGCGGGCCAATAAAATCAACCAGGTCGATTAATCCGTGAGCGTCAAGCCCCGCCCTATGTGGACTATTAAATATCAAAGGTTCAGCACTACCAATCGGGTCATGCCATGCCTGACCTAAGTGGATTGTAGTACGCTCAGACGTAGGCGTTGGCGGCGTGTTAAGGACCAAGATAGTGCCAGTGTTGTCAACTCTGAAATGTGACCTGGTTTCTGTCAGCGGATTAAGTAGTGCCACATCTTGTGCAAGCCACGACACCGGCGTCACCGTGACGTTCTCATAGTCATCATACGCGTTGATGATAAACCCGCTACCCCCATCAATGTGGACTTCAGTGAAGTTAGCAGGTATTTGAGTTATCTCGCCACCGTCTGTTAGACCCGTAGGTACCGGTTCTGCAATTGCATCACTCGGGACATGGGTGTGGGTGACTGGTGATTTACTAGTGTCGAGTTCATCAATCGCACCTTGAACATCGGTAGCCGAGATATCACCCGACGGGGTGTTAGTAACAAGAATAGCACTCATAAACTCGTTGACAAAAGCACCCGTATCATAGACCAGGGTGTGACCGTCAGTTGGTGAATTGATATCAACTCGGCCAATTAGGTCAATGTCATAATCGCCGTCAACAGCCACAACATCGCCAATCCGAGTAAACACCGAACTGACTGGGCTTAACGTCGCTGATCCTTCGGCTTTCTTCGCCCAGTGAAATGCGGAAAATTGGCCGGGTGCTACAGGTACATCTTCAGCTTCCTCGGCCCACAGGTTAGATAAGTCAGACCAATCTTCTGAAGTGATAGCCGCAGCAACTGACGCGTCTCGTGCTGTTTCCGCCTGCTGGACGATATCGTTAAGACCCTCGTTGCTGTTGGTTAAGCCTTTGGGGTCATTCTCGGTCCACATAATACCTTTACCAGCCTCATAGGGCGGTAGCGTGTAATCGACATTGGGGTCACCGCCAACATGCACGAGCAGGGCTCTGTCGAGTTGTTCTTGCAATTGCTGGTCGACCATCGTACCCAGATCGAGCGCTCGCTCATGGGTCTTCGCAGGGAAGGGGTCGAATGGGTTATATAAGGCTTCTTGCGTGATATCCAAGACTCGGAGAATAGTGAGCTGACCTGCATCGGGCGCATCAGGAGTAAACTGAATTAGACCACCAACACCAGGCGACGGCGTGATAGTGACCGTATAGGTCTTTGAGGTAAGTTCTCCATTCTCATATAATTGAAGATCACTCCCATCGGGGGTCAGGATGTTGTATGAGAAATCAGTCTCAATCCCGTCGGTGATAAAATCTTCTTTGACTAGAGTTGAATTAACGGTCATGGTTTCCTCCTAGAACCGGATATTGGGTAAGATAGTTTCTTTCGACGGCTTCGGTTCAAACTCATAGGTTCGAGCAGCCTTCATACGTTTCTCTGTATACTCTTCTCGAAGACCGGGGAATTCTTCGAGTAGGTGCATCTTTGCCGCGGTTTGAAACTTCCGAATAGTACTCTTAATCACTTCAACTTTACCGTGATCGGTCCTCATATCATATAGCTCACTTACAGGGTGTCGACCGCGAACTAAGTCATTAAGGGTACCTTTTAGCCCCTTCCTGGTGTGGATGTCAATCGGTATACCTTTTATGTCTGTAGTCATTTTATTACCCGCTAATTCAAGGTACCGATCATAGGCTTCTGGGTATCTCCTCAGATCGATGGCGGTATCAATACCTTCAAAATTAATCCGTCGGCTAGGCTTGGTGGGGTAATACTCTAGTCGTTCAAGTTCCAGGTCGATCGACTCAGCTTTATACTGCTTGGATTTGGCTGGGATAAGTGCGTCATACCAATCGCCAAGGCCTGATTGCCGGTTAATCTTACGGCCCCATAGGTCTCGTTGATAGGGTAACCCTTGACTCATGCCCGGTATTTTAGCCCTGAGAGTATCTTGTATGTCGTAGGCTGCTCGAACATAAGGGTCTTCCTGGCGAGCAACATGACCTACTATAGACGGGACGATAGAAGCCGTCAGTCGCTTGATATAGGTCTCGCCATACCGTTTCGGATCAGACATTGACTCAAAGAAACTAGACACGCCTTGGAGGTATGACTTAGTCCCCAACTGAGAGGCGATGGCAATAGCCGTAGCGGCAACAACTTGTTCTACCTCCACATCGTTGTAGTCGTCTGGGTTCATGTCCTCAAGTATTTGAACCAGGTCAGCGGCAAGGCCAAGTGGTGTGGCAATAGGTTCTAGACCTTTGTAGCTAAACGACCGGATTTCACCATCATCGCCTTCAATTTTAATGGCATAGTCAAGTTCGCCTTTACGACGGGCTAATGATCGACGACCAGAGTCAATGGAACCGCCGCCCGTAATCATGCCACTCATTGAGAGATCAGCCATTAACAGAAGGACACCAGTGCCAAGGGAGATACGTGCCGATGCAATTTGCGCGTCAGCCCCTCCCCGGAGTATATCGTCACGCCATGTCTTCACAAGCGGTGCTAAAGGTGTACGCTCAAAAGCATAAGTCGTCAGATTGATAGGCGTCCGGCGGAACGGTAATAGGATCCTACCAAGCACGGGAATATTACCAAGGCCTCGTACCACAGCCATCGGTACATCAGCGGCCTCGTTCGTAAACGTGTTGTATGCCGCTTGATGCTCAGCACCAGCCTTACGAAGCCAATCCTCATTAGACATCAATTCCTGCATCCGTTTGGTAAGACCGTCAGCGGGCAGAAGACCCTGATTGATCTCTTTTGTAGCCTGCCGTAAACTGAGGGCTCGAGCAGCCATTCGATAGTTAATGGTCTTAAACACGGAGTCTGAGGCATTCAATGCGCTGCCTGGAACACGAGTAGTAAGATCAACACCATCCATGAGGTAGCCAAGTGATCGGCCGACTGGTGAGTCTCTACCAATGCCCAGTGACTGCGCGGTACGGTCGACCATAGATCCGGGCGTAGGACTTAAAGCTTCACCCGATAGTGAACCCGCCCGTACATCCTCAACCTTGGATCGACCCATGCGGGACTCGCCGGTAGCAACTGACGCGTAGAATGACCCGACGTCGCCCTCATCGATCTCATCAAGAAATTTAGCTTTACTACCTTTGAAATCCCCATGAGCCGCACGATCCGCGAAGGCCTTCATTGCCCTCAGGGCTTTACTGCGAATTATGAAGGCGTCTCTTAAGCCTTCGACCATGCCATAGGTCATTTGGAGTGTTTCACCCTGAACTACGTCGTCAATACTATTCCCGAATGCGCGGGCATACGTCTCAGCAATTCGACGTTCAGCCAGCTGCTGAAATAATACAGCGGTATTCGAGGTGAAGTTCTTGACGTGGGTGAAGGGCCCTGATAAAAGAGCATTAATCCACAGTTGTCTAACGGCGTCAGCAGTTCTTGCCCAGACACTCCCGCGAACGAAGTGGTCAAGTTCTCGTTCCAAGCCAGCTTCCGATAGGCCAACGACTCGTTCAGCAATATCCTTGGTTACGCGGGGATTGCGCATGTCTATCAAAGCTTCAATGTTCTTATCGAACTCGAGGCCCATGCCGACGGGGATACGCCATTGCGCGAGCGCACGAGCGGTTTCTGTCCTGGCGGCTAGTACCTCAGTCTGCACTGTCTGGTGAACAGCCAGCATCTTGTGGAGTTTATACATGGCCTCTGGTGTACGATACCTCAAGTATTCATCTGCAGAGTTCCGGACTTCCATACTGGTGGTTGCCCACAGTTGTCGTGCCGCGAGAGTTTCTTCAGCGTTGAGGGGTTGACCGTGGCGTCGAGCATTAAGCGTATCCCATGCGTCGATCTGCGCGGCGTTTAATTCAATCTCTTGAAAGGTTTGCTTACCCCTGCGAGCCTGGTCGATCTCACTCTTCGACTTATTGGCTAACATTTGCATTATCTCTTTGACATCTTCTGGGCTGTTGATCCGATTAAAATTGATCATTACCTCACCGCTATCATCGACGGTGTATCGGGGACCGTCTGGAGCACCGCCCATTTGGTCTTCTAATTTCATGCGCCGGCCTTCGGCAATCTCCTCGATTACTGCATCGCCTTCGACTGTGTGTTTAATTTCAACTTCAGCCTTCTGAGCTTTTCTGGCAATACGCACCCGACGCAGCGTCTTCAGACCCATCGTGAAACCTTCGGTGACACCGCCAAGCATGAGACCTTCAAGAGCTTTTTTCAATCGATTACTTGCCTGACCGTCATTGGGGTCAGCTGATAAGAATTCGGTCACCGGGTTTTGAAGCTCCGGAAATTGCTCAATTAAATTCGCTAGGTTATCTTCAGCGGGGTCAAACACAGTCATATCCGCGACTGCGCCCTTAAGCGAAGCCTGAGCAAAGATACCTAACTTACCGGCGGCAGCAGGCATCTTAAGTACTTTATCCACACCTTTGAAACCTGTGAGAAATTGCGAAACTCCGCGGATGATGCCGCCCGTTGTGGTTCGGGCTTCGTCAATTTCGGGGATCGCTTCGGCTGTTGTGAGGAATAGGTCATCAACAAGCGGTATTCCCACAACCGGGAGGCGGGTGTCAATGACGTTCTCATTAAGCCAATTGTCAAGGTCTTGAAAAGTTTTGAGAGCTTCCTTACTAGCATCAAACATACCGCCTATAGTCTGTCGCGGTAACTCAATAATGCCTTCACCAACGTCGGCTGCAACATCACCAGCCTTCGTTAGCAGGTTACCGTCAGGGGCCTCAGAAGCAACCGTGTCCGCACCAGAGCTGGGCAACTCTGACGGTGGAGTATCAGTCGGGGCGACAGCAGCTACCTCGCCATCCGCCTGTGGTTGCTCCTGAGGTATGTTTCGAGTCATGAAGCCTTTCATCGCCTCGTCTTGCTCGATCTTCTTTAGATTTTCCACATAGCTTAGGTCAGCGTCGTTCGCTGGTGGCCGGTAGGGGATATTAAGTTCAACAGGCATTATTCTTCACCTCTCTCGAGCATAAGGCTCTTCTCGATATTCTTGCGATAGGCCTGGAGTAAATTTACTTGCCGGATAAATTCAGGGTCATTCACCACGGCCTGTAAGTTATCTTCGTGTTTAGCCATGAAGGCAGCCATAGTGTTAGCCTCTGTGGCATCGATAACTTCAACATTCCTAAGGTCGCCCCTACCGCCAACAAGGTAGGTTGGCTTAGGCCAAGTAAACAGAAACTCTTCTGTATTTAAGTAATTATAGTCTTTGCCGATTTGCTCATACTTGAGTTGAGCTGTCGCTTGATCAGCCCCTTGACCTTCAGGAGACTCTGCCCAATTACGCCATTCTTCCATTGCGGCTGCTTGGCGTTGGTGGGCGCCAGCCTTCGGATTAAGGTCATTGGGCTTAAGCGCAACCGACAAATATTTCTCGCCGCGCTTATAGGTTGACAGATACGGGCTAGTGGTATCCTCATCAAGAGCCTCAGTCTGACGGGCAAGAATTTGATCATAGGCGGATTTAGTAACTTGACCCCCTAAAAAGGCGGCTCGTGCTCTCGTCGGTACGTCAAGCTCGCCAGCCATGGCATCGTCCCATAAATCCATGTAGACAATTTTCGCCTCAGGCGTCTCCCAGGTTTTTGTTGTGCCACCGCCGTTTGATTGGCGATCTACATAGTTAGCGAAGTGTCTAAAATCCGTCTGGCTTAGGTTGTGTCGATTAGCATAGAGCCACTCATGGGTAAGTCCACCTTCGGCAATTAACGTATCTCCATCCTTGGCCCACTCATCCTCGCTTACTCGGAGAGCTTCTTTCTTACCGGCCTCGATCTGGCTAGCGGCCACATTTAAACTGTTTAATACGGATGTCTGTTCCACGGGGGATAGGTAAGAATTGGCAGAGTTAGTAATTAATCGATCAATCGAATGTTCAATTACTTCTTCGCTACCCGACGACACAGCATATGTGTATGAGTCCTTCTCTTCCTGAATGTCAATGCCCAGTCTAATTTTATCGCGCTCGGCTACAGACCCAGAATAATTATTGGCTAGTTCGCGAGCAATATCGTACTGGCCATTTCGTGTGGACTCTTGGATACGAAAGTTTTGCTCGAACCGGATAGCCTGTTGTTGTTGACCCGCGGCAGCCTCCTCGCGACGAGCCCAGTTCGTAACGGCCATGCCGCTCATTTTTAGAGTCCATCGATCTCGAACATCTTCAGTCTGGATAGTAAGGGCTTGTGCCTGAATAGCTGAGTCCATGTGGTTTCGATATAGAGAGGGCTGTACTTCGTGCGCGGGAATATCCTCGCGTGCAATTTCGATGACAGTGCCATCAGGCTGGGCTATTTGATCCGTCAGGCGAACACCCTGAAGGCCTTGAACCTCAGTCGAGGAGTAATACCTTTTATCGCTATGTGCAGAACGCCATTCGGCCTCTGCTTTAGTTATCTCATATGTAGCCCGTTCCAGCGACTCTCGATCTTCACGATCCTGCCAATCTTGAGAAATTTGAACAGCGGTGGAGCCTATCCGTCGGGCAACATTACCCCACGCATTAGCTGCAGCGGCTTCAGCACCAGCAGCGCCGGCATGCGCACCAGCAGCTGCGGCATTGGCCCGAGCAACAGCCCCAATGCCGGCAATATCATGACGGCCAAAGCTTTGAACGGGTCCATACGTGATATCATTCAGTTTCATTTTAGGTCTTCCAGATGTTATACTGCTCTTCAGCGCCACCGATTAGTGAGCCAACAGCACCAGCCATAGATCGAGATGCACCGGCACGAGTACCGTCAGCGGCAGCCGATGTACTTGATGATCCGGCCCGTGTAAGGGCGGCCTGTGTTTGACCTTGCGCTTCGATGAATTGTGCGCGACTGGCGCCTGACTCTTTGAGCCAGTTCAATTGACTGGCTTGTTCTGTTTCGAAGTCCTTCAGGTAATTAAACGTAGACCCGCTTAGTTTGACACCGGAGGCTGCTGCCCTAGCTCGAAGTTCGGAGTTTAGGGTATCTTGTTGAGCTGAGAGTCGCCGGGCCTCTTCATCGACTTGCTGCTGCTCGAGGGCTGCATTTTCCGTGGCAAGGCGTTCTTGCTCTGCTGCTGCCGCCCTCTGCTCTGCTGCTGCCTGATCTTGCTTTTTTGCCGCATCCTCCTGGGCATCTGCTGCATCCTTCTGACCTTTGTAAGCTACGCCTGCTGACGCTATCGATAGAATAGCTGGTATGATTATTTCCAATCCCATCTCAGTCTCCTCTTAGTTTCATGTACATTAATAGGTCTGTTCTATCAGACGCCGCTGCAGTTAATACACCTTCGACTGATAGCCCAACCAGCCGTATCCACTTCTGAAGGTGAGGATCATCAGCGCGTACGGTGGTCTGAACTCGATGAAGCTCCAGCTGGGTAAAAGCCTGAGCAATCAACTCTCGAGTATCACGAACCACAGTCATCGAATGGTCCGGGGCATACTTGGTTTGCATCGACCAAAGCTGGCCAACGCCGTCCCACATAACTGAGACACCTGCGACAGACAGTACTGTGTCGTCATGCTCAATCGTTCGAACGTGGGAACCATCATTCAACAAATCTTCAAAATTGCCTATAGGCTGATATTTGGAGACGTAGTCATAATCACCTGGCTCATATGCTCTGATCATTACAGTATCCCTTGGTCTAGTTCGCCGAAGAAACCGCCAACAACGCAGCTAAGAGGCAGGTCCTGTGATACATCAAGTTGAGCTTTCTCATCATAACCTAACTCAGTCATCCGTATAAAACCAGTGACTCGAGGTTCAGCGGTATCCATCGGCGTAGCAGGTGTACGGTCGGGCGAGCGTTCACCGTTCAACAGCGGTAAGTGGCTATCAATGAGATAGGTATACACGCTACTCCAGCCCTTCGAGTAAGCTCGACCAGAGCCAGTTTGAGAACCTACATCGAGCGGCAGTGTTTTAAGGTGGTTGTCATAGAACAAGCCAACAATCACAATATCAGCCGGAGCGTCCAGTATGCCATCACCGTTAGAGTCTAAGGTAATGTTCTGGTGTACTGCACCATCGGCGATGACCTGGACGGACTCAAAGGCTAGATGTGGGACACTGATAGAAGCGCTAGGAGACTCTTCATTATCGATGAGTTTAAAACTATCTTGGAAGATACCCTCAACGATGGTTTCAAGATATAGGATATTGTTCCTACGGGTAAGTACCCACAGCTTTGACTCGCCATAACTTTCAACCACAGCAATTGAGAGAACATCGCCGGGTGTGTGGTGACGATGCCAGCCGATAATTTCATAGGATCGCTCATACGTCGCGCAAATCAAAGTACCGTCAGCCAGTAGACCCCAGAGTAAATTATCGGGGTTCTGTACCCAGGCAATATCTACCAGCCGCTTGTTATCACCAACACCGCCAGTCAAGTGCTCGGCGATGAATGTGAGGTCTCGGGATACGTAACCTTCGTCGGTCCATTGAAAACCCATTTCGCGGATCTTACGACCGTCAGCAGAAATATACATTATTTGATTACCCACCTGTTCAGCCATTGCACTGGCAGACCCAAATGAGCTCTGGTGGGTAACTTGAATATCACCGGCCTTGATAACACCCGACTCTGACGTCGCGATGAACTCGGCGTTCTCAGTCCCGATCAACAGGTTCTTAGAGCCAACAAGCCATTCAATGCGACCGCGATGGTCTAGGCCGAATGCTACTTGATCGTCTGCTTCTGTCCCACCCGGGGTGAAGTCCTCAAACTCACCAGACGCACTACCCCAAAAAGACTCGGGTTGGTCTGGTGTTGCTGCTAACCACATTCGTCCTTGATAGAACCCGATGACGCCTGGCCAATTCTCAAGTTCCCATCTTGGCGGTGTACCCACAAAGTTAACTAATCCAAAGGACCATATTCGATTGACTCTATCGTAGGTCAATTTATGGGGCGGGATGCGGGGTGATACCATGTAAAGGATAGTTGGTTCGATGTCACCTTGGTCGCTCGCGGGCATGGCAACTTGGATTTCCCGGATATCTGTATCCGTTGACCAATCGTGTGGGAATGTAATAAAAGCCTCAGTAGAAGTAGTTGTAAGCTCCCAGCGGTCGAACACAATCCAATTGTCTTGAGTAAGGGCGGTTATCCTCACGTTGACGCTTGGCCAGTTTGGAATAAAAGTTCGCTCGATCAATAGTTGACCCGTGGTTGTAAAGTCCATGATATCGCCATGGTTATCACCACCAATCTCAATTCGAATACGGCCCTTGGTATTAAATGGCATTGTGAGTCGAAGAGTATGTTCTACACCTTGATCAGGGGTGTTTGTAAACTGCCTGATGCGGGCTTCACCACCACCAGATGGCCTGAGTTGAACAGTATCTTCTGGGAACGTAACGACAGACGTACCTGAGATATTATAAACATAGCCAAGATTGTCTTGCGTGAAATCGGGGTTAACATTGATAACAGTACTAGCATCTAGAGCCTCACCGCCGATTGTATTCACGCGCAGGAACCCATCATTCGCTACAGTGACTATGAATGAGTTAGTCTGTGATACAGTGAAGGGGAAGATTTGACCGTACGGGATCTGCTCATCACTACTCTCAGCCGGCACCGTTCGAATATATTGGAGGCCGCCCCGGCGTCTAGCAGGACCGTGAGACGTGGTAATGAAGTTCTCACAGGTATTCAAACCCTTATGAGTGGCTACAATACTAGACTGCGCATGGAACCGAGGCGACAACTCTCCGGCAACGAATGTCTCGATTAGAGGTGTTATCTTAGACATTAGGGGTTCTCCGAGTCATACTTATCAGCCAAAGTCACAGCGATGTTGTAGATACCTTCGGCCAGTTTTGCCTCAGCCGCATCACCAAAAGCTCGTCGAGCATTATCAACGGTTTGCAGGTTTGACATAACGCCGCCGGCCATATGAGCCATGCTGTTAAGGATAAAAGTCTTTCGCTCTGCAGAATTAAGTACCATTAGCCGTAGACCCTCCGAACGCTAACATTATCCACGTTACCTATGAAATCGTTGAGAGCTGGAACATTAAAGACTAGGTCCGTGCCAGCACCAGCAACTATAGTCAAATTATGGGACGCGTCAACAGCAACGACACTGGCAGTACCTCCGAGTTCAACGCTAAGGCCACCTACGTAGGCACCCGCCGTATCTATTAATACCTGATAGGTTTCACCGGGTATCGGAGTGACTGTTTGAGACATGGTAGCAGCAGTACCGTCTGTGGTAGCTACGCTAGCTGCAATTGACCAACCTGAGCCCAATGTCCAGTCTGCGGGGTTATCAAAGCCGCCGTCAATAACAAGTTCAGCACCAAGGATTGGCCCCACATCAGACCAGAACGAATACCACCGATCTTGGATGTGGGGTTCAAGGTAGCCAACAGTAGCCAACCAAGCATACGCTCGATCATTGTACTGGCCTGATGCAATACCTTCCTCGTCCCAAAACTCATGCCACATATCTTGAGTGTGCGCCTGTGTAATCGCCACACCTAATGCTTGGACGAATAAAGGCTCGAGGTCTGGGTTTGTATCCTCAGGTGCAATGCTCAGGGTGGCTTGCATTTTAACAAGTTTATGGTCTTGGATGTTCATCCTGAGAATACACCTTTCCGTCGAATGTTAATCAAACGACTTGAATTTTTCTGTTCTGCGCGGCCCTGGAGACCGTCGCTGGCCATCGCTACGGCAAGTCGATCTTGATACAATATCCAGTATTGTTCTGACGTTTTCCGGCTACGAGAGATCGGGATTGCAAATTCTGCGGCGAGACGAGTAGCCAACGATTGGCGAAAACCCGGCGAGAACTTTGTGGTATCCTCAACTCGGGTAAGTGCTTTGATCCAGACAACGTCTTCGTTAGCTATAACATTGTCGCCTTCTCTTTGCCAGTCGCGTTCGTGATCAAGGGTATGAGAGCCGGAGTCATTACCGTCTGATACCGAGATGACTCTAATCACCTCAGGCGGTAGGGTAAAACCGTTGCCGAAGGCATATAGAGGCTTTTCAGCATTGGGGATTAGCTTGTAGCGTTTGAGAGCAAACGTCCAGTCAGCTTCTTCAAGAACCGCATCCCGGGAAAACTCGAAGTTAGCCTTACAAAGTTGGGCCTCCTTCGAGTTATCATCGAGGCTGGTGATAAGATTACCACCGACCCAGCCGAGAGCCTGGTTGCATATTCCTACGGTATTCGATGCAGCCATAGCTCAACTCCTTATGGTGTGACTTCGCTGGCGCGATTATTGAAAGCCCGTACATCCTCGCGGGCTGAGCCAGAGTTGCCAATAAAATTAAGGGCCCGACCGAGGTACGAAACTGCGGAACCTCCGGGTGATACGTTGCTCTCACGTAGACCAGTACCTGTGTCGAGTTGATAGACGAGCTCAGTCTTGATACGTTCTGAGAGAACCGGGGCATTGACCGTTTGAATGAGCTCAGTGCGAACAGAGACGATAGCCATCGACTTAATCCTCCTTTTTCTTCTTCTTCTTCTTCCCGGAGTCGCGATCCTTGATCTGGCGAACCATCGAGCGAACGGCGTTTTCTTTGACGCGCAAGCTCTTGGCAAGATCTCTAGTGTTGACCGGACTATCACCAGCCGCTGCACAAGCAGCTTCGATAGCGTTGAGGTCGCGACGATTTGGATGGGATTTAAGCATTGTAGTCTCCTCTTAATAGGGACCCCCTAGGATCGGGGGCCCCTAGCTGATATTAAGATTAGATAGTGTCGGCCAGGTGGCCATGGACGATATGCTCGTCTTCAGTGCGGACAGCGCCCATCGTCAGATGGCAGTAAACTTGCCAGGCAAACGACATATCCACACGTTCAGCGATACGCGCGGTGATGTCCTTATTCACCTGCATACCGATAGCCTTGCGACTGAAGAACAACGTGCTGATTTCGTCCAATGCCGGGATTAGCAGGCGATTGGAAACGATCCAGGTGAAGCCCATCCAATTCGGCAGGACGCCGGTCGCGAGGGCTTTAGCATTTTGATAGTCGCCAGACGTGACTTCCATCAGCTGCATGAGCTTCCGTTGTTGGGTAGGTCCGATGACCGCGCACTTGGGTTCGTCAGGGTCAACATCATTCTGGTTGAACAGTTCCTGAACTTGGAGAACGAAGTCAAGGGTGATCGGAGTGGTACCGTCGCCGACAACTTGACCGGCTGGGAATGCAACGGTACCGCCATCGCCATCTAAGGCATCGGCAGTGGCGGCAGTGATGATAATGTCATCGACCGACCGGCGCATGTTCATCGCCAAGTTGGTAGCGATGGACGATTGTGGGTCAATCAACATTTGAACAGGATCTTCTTGCTCGAAGATTTCACCAGTGTGCCAGGTCTCGGCAAGAGATACGCGCCGATCCCAGTCCAAACCGTCGGTGGAACCAACAGCACCAGAGCCGTCGCCACCAGCAGGCGTGCCGGTACGTGCGGATGTTTTCTGAACTGCAGCTGATTGAGCTAAGCGATCCCAGTTATGCTTCTCGCCGGTGGTGGCTTTTTCGGTTACGAAGCGGCGAAGTCGAGTGTCGGATTGCTGAGCAAGGTGTCGGACGTTCTCTTCAAACGTCTCGATATATGCTTGAGATATTGTAACAACCATTCTGGCCTCCTACGGGTTACGGAAAACGCCTGAGTCTACCCGAACAATTCGGAACTGCTTAGCTAACCGAAGCTTTCGGCTACAGGGTCTTCCGGAACCTCGTAGGTCTGCCCGGTAGATATTTGATTTATGAACCTACCACATAGAGTCAACGACTTGTCAACCCTTAATTTCTGCGGGTGTTGCGATCAATGCCAATTCCTGCATCCGCTTCACTAGGCGCTTATGATCGGGGTGGTCTGGTTCCCAATATGCCTTGTTAGCACGGATCTCGGCTTGTTTCGTTTTGACCTCCGATTTAGTGAGCTCGCTTGCACCACCCGGGTCATCACCAATGCTATTCGGTTTGCCACTCACGGCACCAGCAAGACCCGCAACCCACTTAAGAGTATCAGCGCCCATTTTGCCTGACTCAAGTTGCTCGATCAACTGAGGTGGTGCACCAGTCTGCTTAGCAACAAGGACGGCTTCGCGATGTTTACGGTCATAGCCCGCGCCCCACTCCTCCCTCAAAGTGTTAACACTTTCGACGCGAGCACTTTCGCTATTCGCAACTTGGGTGGATATTACTTTGTCGAGACCCACCACCATACCGTTATACTGAGACGGACTGAGTCCAAGTCCGTGAGAGATCTCTTGTAGTATAGGAATAGTACCTGAGTCCTCCACACCCTCAGGCAAGCCGTAGTCCTTAAACTCTTCGGGACGTCCGATGCTTTTATAGTGAGCCGCCATCTGTTCGGTGTTCGTGTCATCTGGGCGGATGATGACGCCAGGCACTTTATCAACCAGGCGACCGTAGAATTCAGACATCGCATCTTGACCAGCATCCTCACCAGGAACTGTGAGACTGTTGCCCATGCGTGCCCGCATATCGCCCATGTTCTGGTAAAAGGCATCCGCATCTGGTGAGTCCTTTACTTCCTTCCAGCCTTGAACATCAGCCGGTAAGGTTTCTACCCATTCTCTTCCTTCTTCAGGCATGTTGCCCTCCTTACTTTATAGCTGCACGAACGAAGCAGTCTTTCGCCTCGAGTAATTTACGAAGCCCGGCAGCTACTTCAGCTGGGTTATCCGGGTCATTACTGACCATTATCCACGCAAGATACCAAAAATGTTTACTGACGTCTTGCAGATATGGCGGCAAGTGGCTGAACTCGAAGTAGTTGCCCAAGACTGGGTACTGACGTTTCAGCTGTTGCGGATCCCTTGGCAAAGCTATGTATGCTTCTTCGAATACGTCTTTTGGCGACCAGCTTTCATAGCCATCCGGGTAAAGGACCCTGTAGCCATCGGCCATCGTGTCATCATTGATGGCCGGTTCCGCTTTGACCGTTTTTGTTCCGATGTAGTGCCTCATTTTACACCCCCTATGATTTCACAGATAGCCCGGACGTCCAAGCTGTTGGTACGGATTTCTTGAGCTCGAGCATCTGACCACGCGATACCTTTGGAGTCAGTGACGCCGGACTTGCTCGGGCCGAAACCGCTGACGCCGCCAGTGCCGAAGTACCAACCTGTAAGCTTACCGTATTGGGTGCCGTCGGACAACTGCTCGTAGATGCCATATTTCTGCTCGACAGCAGCGATGCCCGTAGCAAGTTCTGCTTTACACTTCAACGGCGTATCTTCAGATACCGGTAACGTGCTCGCACAAGCAGTAAGTAAGAAAGCCAACGCTAATAGAATTCTCATTAGTCATCTCCAATTGTTATATCTACGCCAAATTTTTTGGCAATTTCAAGGTGTAACAGAGTTTCGGCCATGTCACTCATACTTGACCGGAAGTCAAAGAGGTCACTGTCTCTCCTTATCCCGATCATGACGATACTCTCGTAATCGCCAATAGCTCCCCTGAGGATGTCGTCTGGGTCACTATCTATAAGAGTACCGCCAGTAAAGTTAATGACCTTGCCCACTATACCCGCCTTAGTTGACGGCCAGTCACTTCGCCGCCTTCGAACGTCGTCCTAATCTCCACATCCGGTATGAATACCACAGCTTCTGCGACATTACCATGCTGCTGAGTGGTAACTTGGACGACACAACCAACGCCAACTATCTCCATCGCCTTGGTTGATTTCATCCACCCCTCCGACTCAGACGATGCCTTACATAACAGTTTGAAGGTGTCGCCATCGCCGAAGAACTGGACATCGGGAACATTGCTCGTAGTCGTATTCACATCCGAGTTATGAAATGATTTACCTTGACCCGACTTCTGAGAGGGGCCGGCGACCTTTTCGTCATGCCTGAGTGGGATACCGTCTTCGCTTTCCTGGTAATTAGGATCAGGCATAGTATCCACACCTTCATTCGGTTGCCGGCTAGGGTTGCTGCGTGGCACCATGCGCTTTGCGCCCTTAGCTTCAGGCATGGGGTCTTTGCCATCAAGCGCAAGCTTATACCGTTCTTGTTCTGTTAATTTCTGTTCCGAGATAAGGTCAGCGTCAGTCATATTCAGCAGCGGTGTACCGAAGTCAACCCAATGTGTGACGCCACGAAATTTCCCGACACGGCCTACGTCGCTATCGGCCTCCCAATCTCCGCTGTCACGCTCAAGAGGCCAGCCAGATACGATGTTGCCATCGAAGAGAAAGGCTACGTCTGACATATCGCCAGTAGGCAGACCGTCCTCAGCGATGGAGTGAACGAATGCTATAACTGTTTTAGTCATCGACCACTTCCACATAATTGGCCTCGTGGAAGTCAGCGCCGACCGAGTAGAAGCCGCCATAGCCGTCTTCAACGAGGAAGTCACCGGCTTCACCAAACAGGACACCCTCACGACTTACTGCTCGGAAGAGCTTATCCATCTTCACCATTTCCACAGTTGTGGTCTTGATGTAGAACTTACTCCCTTCCGGTAAGTCATTACCTTTCTCGAATGTCGGCGTCCAGTTGTCTCGTTCTTCCGTCCTGATATCACTATCAAGAGGCCCGTCAGTAATATTGTTATCGCCCATAGCTGCTAGTCCTTTAAAAATTCGTTCAGCAAAAGTAATACAGACCGTTGTCCTTCCTTGAAGGCGGTCAGATAGGGGTCAGCACTGAACGAGGTTTGCTGCCCATATTCTTCTTCGAGTAAAGCTATAAGATCTGCCCCAATCGGGGACAGGAGCATACGCTTGATCATCGCACGTCGCTCTCTAAGTTCTTCAAGCTGCTGCTGCGGGTTGGGGTTGTCCGACAATTGATTGCGCTCCCTTTCCTATGGACTCAATGGCTTGTCCGGCTTGATTGACCTTATCTAATTGTTCTTGTTCGGCGGCTTTTTTCTGGCGTGCCTGGCGCTCAGCCGTTACTTCTTCTTCACTCTTGAGCATGGACTTAGGTACATCCATCATCTCAGAGGTTTCTCGAGCATACGCGTCACCGTCGAAGTTATCAAGCACTGACGGAACTACCTGCGCAACTTGAGCTAAGCCACCGACCCAGCGTTCTGTACTAGCGATCAAGTCACTACGCTGTGCTCTCGCAAGCGGCCCGCTATACCTGATATCTAGTTCACCGGCGTTCTTGACTACCTCAGGTGTCTCCGGCAATTGACCTGCCCGCGCCAGTATGCGGAATGTGCGCTCTACTAGGGGGTCTAAGAGGTCATGCTGCAAACGACCAAGCACAGGCCCGAGTAACCTTTGCATAAGCTCGTAGCGTACTGTGACCTCCGTAGCGGTCATTGCCGGAGACTCCTTCAGTTCGAGCTGATCCACATGGTATATGCGGCGTATCGACTCGACTAGGTGGGATCGTTGGAGTTCGGATACGTCGAACCGAGCACCTGACTCGTAGGCTTTAACTGCCTCGATATCTCGTACAACATTGACGGCTCCGGGTGATAGGTCAAGGTCTCCAAACAAGCCACGCTGCGTAGTGAGTGTAGTTGGGTCGATAATTTTCTCGTTTGCGCGCAGGATAAGCTCGACTTGCTTGTTGAGAGTCTTGATGTCTGCCAATGCAACGGTTGAAGGCGAATGACCCCAGATGCTGCCTGAGGTTTTGAGCCAACGTGGAATAAACGCGGGCATCTCATAGTAACCCCCTTCTTCTCCGAGAAGTACGGCATCATCAGTGAGTATGTACCTGAAACCCCAGGGTCGAAGGTTCGGGGCTTTGACACCATCTCCTTCTTCAACTCCGTCACGCGGGTAGATGACAAACAAGACCCCCATGCGATCATCAGGATGTCCGAGCTTTGCGGCGACACGGTCGGGGATGTCATCGAATTTGTCCTTTATCTGTACGGCAGTCCACTCAAGCTTACGGTAGAAGTATTTGACACGGCCGCGATGGTCGATTTCGAAGAAGCACTCCTTGATCGGTATCGAGGAGAAGTCAAGCCCCTGCCATTCGGTTTGAGATA